GAGATAATGGCGCAATTGTAGTAAGAACCACAGGTCCTCTATATGATCCAAAAGGAGAAATTCTTGGAAGTCCTCATGAACAAACTCCTGGAATTTTGGCAGGTAGAGAATTGCATCCGCTATTTCCTTGAGATGAAACCGGAAGCTATAATTATAATAATTCAGATTTATTTGAAGTGTTTGAGTGCGAATGGATTGAGTGAGACAATAAACAAAAGAGAAATGTTCTTCACAATGGTGTGAGAATTGGAGGAGAGATTTTTATAACTCCTGGTGAAGCTAAATACTATTTCCAAAGTAGATCCAATCCAAAAGATGTATCAATCAATGTAAACGGCATGTTCTTTAATGATAAAAATGGACAACCGTATAGTCTTATGATGGCTACAATGGAACTACAAGATAAATACGATCTTTTACTTTATTCTAGAGATAATCTTATTGCTACTAGTGGTACTGTAGGAGACTGAATTGACATTGCCCATCTTCCTGTGGTTTTAGGTGTAGATATGCCGGAACGTGTTATGAAATGGCAAGCGTATAAAAAGAATGGAGTTGCTTTATATGACTCTTCTCAAGAAGGTGCTCAAATCCTTAATACAACATTTAGTGGATTTGATGATACTATTAAAGCACAATCCATTCAAGCTATTCAGATTGCCATTGATAGTGTTGAAGCACAAGCGTCTGCTATCACTGGTGTATTTGCAGAAAAACTTGGACAAATTGAACAGCGTGATGCAGTAAGTAATGTTAAAGTTGGAATTCACCAATCTACATTACTAACAAAACAATACTTCCATGCTATGGATCTTATGTACAAAGAAGTAAATTATGATCTGTTAAATGAGGCAAAATATTGTTATAAAGACGGCATTACTGGAACAATCGTTCTTGGCGATCGCCTTGTAAAAACTTTCACTGCACTACCTGAACACTATACAACAACCGACTTTGATGTTCATATAGAAGATAGCTCCGAATCGTTTAAAATGCGTGAGCAACTTCAAGCTTCTACTATAGAACTTATCAAAGCTCAATTTATTGATCCTGTTGATTTAGTTGAAATCGTTCGTGCAAAAAATATGACTCAGCTTAAACGTTATCTTTCTAAAGCTATGGCGGATAAGAAAGCTGAAAACAACATGCTCCAGCAATTACAACAGCAAGTTGAACAACTTACAGGTCAACAGAAACAATACGAAAAACAAATTAATCAATACGAGGAACAAATTCAATCTCTTCAGAAACAACTTGCAAATAATTCAAATCGCAAGCTTGACATTGAACAACAAAGAGTTCAGATTGAAAATAAAGTTGCTCAAGATAAGAAGGATTACAATGATAAGATGATCGAAGTGAAAGAAAAGCAAGTCAATGCTGAGCTTTTACAACTTAGAGATGGTAATCCGTATAACGATGAAATACGTGACGTATAATGGATAGTAGACTATATATAATATTATCTACAAATTCTGATGGAAATCTTGTAGTAACGGATAATACAAATTATTCAGAATGAAGCACAGATGTATCTAATCATACGGCTGTAGAAAGATTACTTGATGATAAATGTAAGGTTATTGAAACAAGAACATCTACTATATCTAATCCGCCCGAAAGCAACGTATGAGATTTAATTTTTGATGGAATGTATACTTATCAAAAACTAATTCTTCCTACTTATGGGCACGAGGGAGACAGTGACTGTTATTATGATGACGGCAAGTTCTATTTAAATGGAGAAGAGGTAACATTCGATGACATTTGGAAAGTAAAGTCTGAAAACATGAATGTATTCTGATTTGATGATGTATTTTTCTCAATATACAATCTTGTTAAATGCTTTATTATAACAGAAAAGAACAGATTAGATAACATTTTTAACAATAGTTGTAGAATTACATGTACAAATAATCCAGATGCTGCAAATGCAGACTTTTTGGCAAGTGCTATTTTTGTTCTTAGATATATGATTAAAAATAATAATTATATAGCTGCCCAAGAACTATTAAATAGACTGCAAGTATGTAATGGTTTATGTAAAAATGTAAGGAAATCTTTAAAAAATTGCGGTTGTGGATACGATTAATGAACAACTTTATAAATTATTCATGGAAGAATTACATGAATTAGAACTTGGCCACACATTTAATTATAAAAGACTTGCTTATATGAGATCTATTATATCTGTCCTTCTTTATGTGAGATATGCTGTATTAACAAACGATGAAGTGATTAGAATATTAGAATCTTACGAACAACTTTAAACTTAATAATACACGTTAATCGATATGGAAATAAAATATAATGATACTTTTTCAACATCTCATTCTAGCGATGACGTGTTTGATTTCATAGAAAAAGATACAACAATTTTAAAAGGATCTAGGAATGAGTCTGCATCACTTCCAAAATCAACAGAAGTAAATTCGGATGAAACGCTTTCTTCAGGATATAAACCACAAAGCATCCAATTAGACAAACCAGAAAGTCCACTTGTTAAAGGTACTGTTGTTGAAGTAAAACCAATTCTTTTAAGTGATCCAGATGTTAATACAAAGGCTGCTTTTGCAAAATCACATACAAGAGACTTTTATAAAGGTAGATCTTTTAGATATGCCGGCAAATGAGAGGAGGGAGTTCATTATATAAATGACGAATATATTACAGATTTTGTAGTAAAAGATGGAATTCTTTTAGTATGTAAAAAAAGTAATATGTCTTCTTGAAGTAACGAACCTACAGAATGAGTTTATGCCGGAGATCAAATTATATCAATTATTTCTGACTATTGGGAAGTTGTTTTAGTTGGAGGACTTAGAGGTAAAACTTATTTGCCAGAATATGATGAAGATTCAGATTCTTTAATATGAAGACTTGTAGATCCAAAAGACTTACCAGAAGAATTTCAAACGTATTTAGGAATTAAAGATTACATTGATTACTCTTTAGTGCCTATTCAAGAAGATATTATAGATTTACAATCTGATGCAGATATTACTAAAAAAAGCATTAGAACGATCGAAGGTGAAATTGTTGATCTTGGAAACGGTTTAACGACTTTAGAAATTATTACAGGACGTATTTCTACACATGTGGAAGATCTTGAAAGTAATTTTAGTGATTTTGTTCAAACATCAGAAGGTTTCTTTTATAGAGTTGGTGATCTGGAAAATAATGTTGGTCAATTATGATTAACATCTCAACAATTTGGTGTTCAAATGGAGAACGCTGAAGGAGATATTGCCAGATTAACCATTGAAGCAGATCAAATATCCACACGTGTTGAAAACGCTGAGGGAGATATTTCTCAGATAAATCAACGTGCAGATGAAATATCAACACAAGTTGAAAATCAACAAGGCGATATATCGCGTATTTCACAACGTGCCGATCAAATTCAAAGTGAAGTAGAGAATCAACAAGGAGACATATCGAGAATTGCTCAAAAAGCAGATCTTATTGAATCGCAAGTACAAAATCTTGATGGGGATGTTTCTACAATTTCTCAACGTGCAGATCAAATCCAATCTCAAGTAGAAAATGTTGAAGGCGATGTAAGTACTTTAACACAACGAACTAATTTAATTGAATCACAAGTTCAAAATCAGGCTGGAGATATCTCTCGTATTAGCCAGACTGCAGATCAAATTCAATCAGAGATTGAGAATTTAAATGGAGATGTTTCTACAATTACACAAAGAGCAGACTTAATAGAAAGTTCTGTATCAAATTTAGAAGGAGACGTTTCTACACTTTCTCAAACAGCAGACGAAATTTCTGCAAGGGTTACTAATACAGAAGGTGATGTAAGTGTACTTTCACAAAGAGCTGATGAAATTTCTTTAGAAGTTTCTAATATAGAAGGAGATGTATCTACTATTTCTCAAAGAGCTGATGAAATACAATCTCAAGTTGAAAATGTAGAAGGTGATGTAAGTGCTGTTACGCAACGTGCAGATTTAATTGAAACACAAGTACAGAATCAAGCAGGAGATATAAGTAGAATTAGTCAAACAACTGATCAAATACAAAGCGAAGTATCTAATCTTGAAGGAGACGTTTCTACGGTAACTCAGAGAGTTGATTTAATTGAATCCCAAGTTCAAGATGTAAAAGGGGACGTCTCAACCATATCTCAGAGAGCGGATTCTATTGAATTGGAAGTTTTAAATCAGCAAGGTGATATTTCTGATATCAGACAAACAGCTGATGATATTAACTTACGCGTTGAAAATGTAGAAGGAGATATTGCAACATTAGATGTTCGTGCAGATCAAATTACCTCTACAGTCACTGATCAACAAGATCAGATTTCTCAAATTAGGCAAACTTCTACAGAAATTGCTTCTGAAGTTGCAGCAAATAAAGTTGATGCTGACAATAAATATGCAGAAACAAATAGTAGAATTACGCAAACTGCTACCGCAATAAATCTTGAGGTAGCAAGAGTTGAAGGAAAAGTCGATACAAACGCAAGAACTTTTACTGAGGCCATTAACGATCTTCAAGATCAAATTGATGGAGCAATAGATACTTGATTCTACGACTATGCTCCTGTTGCTGTAGATGCACATGGTGCGCCAATAGCGCCTTATACACCTCTCGTAACGAGAACAATAGAAAGCCAGCAGGTTCCTGTATTACCTTATTATGATTGGTATAACTCTGAAACTCAAGATGAACCGTTTAAAGTAAGAGATATGCACGTTGGCGATATCTTCTATGATACCGCTTCAGGTTACGCGTATCGTTTTACTGGTACAGGTCCTTCAAATAATAGAATTTATGCTTGAACACCAATTGAAGATTCTGCGGTTATTAAAGCACTTGAAGATGCTGCAAGAGCACAAGACACTGCTGATAATAAACGTAGAGTTTTTGTTGTAACACCTTATGCTCCTTATGATTTAGGGGATTTATGAGTTAAAACAACTACTGTTGGATCTGTTGCTGCAACTGAACTTTATAGATGTATTGTTGCAAAGACAACTGCTGG